CAAGCCATCCGTCAACTCCGGAAATAGCCAGAGACCATCGGCCTGATGTAGGTGATCACGTTCTCGACGTTCTGCCGTGCCGCGATGTCGTAGCTTTCATCTGCCTGCAGCTTCAGAGCCTGCGCCATCTGAGGTGCCCACATGCGTGCCAGACGGTAGGTCAGCGCGTCGGCGAAGGCTTCCAGCCAGACATAGGGGATTTCCACCTGCTTATTCGATGCCACCGCCGCATCCTGAATGCGTCGTACGCGGTAGTATTTCAAGCTGGTCTGGTTCCCATCCGGAACCGGCCACAGCGTCACCGTCGGGGCGATCAGCCGATTGAACCAGAAGATCGTCGGCATGCCCTGCTGCGTCTTGTTCGGGTAGGAGGAGTAATCCGTCCGGCTAACTGGCATGATGACTCGGTCAACGCCATTCACCACGATGTAGGCATCCAAGATCATGATCGTGCTGGCGTCGACGTCATAGGTCGCGGTGCCGTCCACCAGAGCGGTGGTGATCAAGTCCACGGCCCAGAGGTTGACACCTTGATTTGCCCAGCGTGAAAGCAGCATGTTAGCAGCCATAGATACCGACTGCATATGCTCCTGCAGCACTGAAGTCGGTCGGATGCCGATATTCATGAAGGCGTAGAGGCTGATCTCGCCGAGGCCGGGATTGAAGGTGTAGGTACCTGTCGTGGACATGAGGCGTTACCTCATGCCAGCCTGATCGATGTACAGGTCGACCGTCCCGGTGCCCGAGGTGATATTGACGCGGACAGCCTGCGCCGGGATCGTGCTGGCACCGACCGTATCTGCGGTCTTAGCCGAGAAGTTCGGCTCCACGAACCAGATCGTGGGAGCACCCAATGTGGGGTCCTGCGGGCTTATCTCGACGTTGAATGTTGCCGTGCCGGTCACCTTGGCATGGAACCCAACGTTGTAGGGATTGGTCATGCTCGAAAGGGACGCCGTCGGGCTTTGGCCGACGTTGGTTCTGGAGATAAGAACAGGGGTCATGCCGTCACCTTTCAGGGATCAGAGGGGGCCGTCAAGCCCCCTCAAGGATCAAAGTTGAGCGTACAGGCAGGTGACCACCAGATAGCCAGCAGTGGTGGCACCAACCGTGATAACAGAGACAACGACCGTCTCCAGCACCGGGTCTGCCACGCCGAGGATCGTGACGCCATTCATCTTGGCAAGCTGCGCCGCAGTGAAGGTCGGGATCGTGCGACCGGCAGTCTTGGCGTTGACGCCGGAGACGTACTGGGTGCCAGCCGCCGCCGTACCGATACTCAGGGTCGCTGTGGTGGCGCTGTCGAAGGCCGTCAGAACGTCGACGTTGAAGCCGATGATGCGGCAGCCTGCTGGGACATAGAAGGTCGACGACACGGTGCCGACGCCAGCTTGGGTGATGGCGACTGCCTGCTCAAGAATGGCGTAGCCTTGGTTCGGACCGTACGTATCACCGGATTGCTTGGTTCCGGCAACCACTGGCCCAGAGAAGTGGGTAGCAGTCATGTTTCTCTCCTGTGAGAGGAGGGGGCCGAGGCCCCCACCATTGCCGGGTTACGTCGGGAACGAGCCATAGATGGCGCGCCAGTTGTTGTAGCCGAAGGAGTACCGCTCGTACCCTTTGACCAGCAGGTTATCCGTAACAAAGTCCACCTGCATGTCCGTTTCGAAGCCCACGCGAACCATGTAGGTCAGGCCTTCGATGTTGGTCATCAGGTACCAGTCGTTGGCGTCCGTCAGGAAGTCGTTGACGATGTAGCCATCCGGCAGGCCGCCGGCGGTCGACAGGATCGCGTTCACGTCGTTGTCGGCGGTGCCGGGACGCAGTTCCGTCTTGGTCAGGCGGATGGCGACCGGTTCCAGCGCCGGCGGGATGATCAGCTTACGGCCACGGGCAAAAATCTTCAGGCCAGCCTGATCGCGGAAGTTCGTCCGGATGGCAATCATCGCGGACAGCAGCGTCGATTCGTTCAGTTCGACGTCCGTCGCCGGTCGGTTCGCCACCGTGGTGCCGTCGATCGGGTGTGCCGTCGAGCAGAGAGCCACGCCGTCGCCGCCGATAGCCGAGTTGAAGACCGTGGCGGTGTTCAGCACGTTGGCACCATAGATTTCCTTGGTCTGCTGGAAGGACTGGACCAGACCGAGGTTCGATGGGTTGAACTGCGACTTGTAGAGGTTGTCATCCACCGCCTTGCGGGTGATGGCGTAGCCGAGGCCGATCTCGATGTGTTCTTGGTTGTAGATGAAGCGTTCCGACGCGTTGTTGTCGAAGGAGGTCTGGCCACCTTCGGTCTTCAACTGCGCCAGCCCGAGGAACCGCATTTCGGCGGTGCGTTCGAGGGCCATCTTCGAGTTCAGCTTGGTGAAAATCTTGTCGTATTGCGACGGGATTTGCGCGTACTTCCCCTCGACCTTCATCAGGCCGGGCAGTAGGAGGTCTTTGATCGCTGAAAGATTCACGGGCATGGGTCAACCTCCTCAGATGCCGGTAAGTTGCTTGGTAGCAACCGAGTTGAAGCCGACCAGCACCCAGTTGTAGGCGCCGGGTTGCGTACCGATGCCGGACGGCGGATCGGTGATCAGGCCAAGAACGCGGAACGGCAACGTCGCCGTGGTGTTCAGCGTGGCCGCGCTCAGGGCTGCCCCGGAGATGCCGGTTTGGGTATTGCCGGTGCCGATGGTGTAACCGATGTTGTTGTTCACGTCGGCCAAAGCGATCCCGGTCGCATCGGACTGGGCAACGAACCGCGCGTTGGGATCACTGATGTAGTAGATTTCGGGGAACTGCCCAGAGGCGACATCGGAGCCGGGCCAGTAGTTGTTCCAGATCGTCCGCTTCTGGGTGACGGACAGATACTTGCACCCTTGGAAGATGCCCGCGATGGTCGTGGAGCCGGTGCCGACCACGAGATAGCCGGAGGCGTTCGGTTCGATGGGGTCGCCATAGAACATGGCGGAGGCGTTGTATACACACTGCCCGATGACCTGTTCATAGGTCGGAGCCGAGCCATTGCCGCTGCGTTGACGAAAGCCGAAAGGCGCATTCGTGTTGGGCATCGGAATCTCCTCTTGTGGGAGCCGCCCTATTTGTCGCGCGCCGAGCCGACATCAGGCCGATGTTTGGCGAACCTCTCGCACCGGGGAGAGGTATATGGCACCACGGTAACACCATGGTACCTTTCTTGCAATGCCCCTCATTCGGGGACGGGTATTGACTCATAGCCCTTCTTTAGGACCTGCTTCATGTTCTTCGGGTTCGCGTCAAAGTCCGGCGTGATCCCATCGGGTCCGTGCTGAAGCTGCTGCTCCTTTTGGGTCCGTTGGTCTCTGGCGGCCTTGTGTTGCACGCGACGCGCTTCTGCGGTGATTTCCGCCGGACGCTCCATCAGGATCATCCCATCACGGATGATCGTATTGGTGTCGTCGTAGCCGAACGGCATCATTTCCGGGTGACGTGTCGCCGGAACAGCCTCCCAGCCCGATCTGGCCAGTTCCTGCATGTGCGCCGGGTCTTGCTTGTTCAAGATTTCCCAGCGTTTCCACTCATAAGTCCAGCCATCGGGGACCACGGAAGGGTCGATGTCGTACTTGTTCTGGATTTCCTCGATATGAGCGTTGCTCTCGCGGATTTCAGCCGCACGCGCGGCGGAGTCACGCATCGGCGGACGAGAAGGCGATTCTTCCTTAGGCTTCACGGTCATGCTTTGATCCTGCCTTCCTTGATGAGTCTGGACTTGTTGGCGGCATATTCAGCCTCGGTCATGTCGGAATCGCGGGCGAACTCGCGCTCCTGAGCAGAAAGACGAACATTGCCGGGGCGACCACCACCTCCGGTGTTGGCCGGAGCAGCAGGAGGAGAAGCTGGACGACGAGCTACCTGCGCCTCCGAATCAGCGTCAACCGTCTTCTTGATGCGGAGCATGGTCTCAACCCGATCGAAATACTCGTCGGTGTCCGGCGCCACCCCGTCGGCGATGACGAAGTTGTGGGCATTCACCATGCGGGCATTCAGTGCCGGGTTGGTCACAAATTCCGGGTGAGATCGAACCCAGTCTGCCGATCGAGGCGTGAGTTGTCCCGCGAAGGTATCCACGTCGGGAAGCAGCGGCTGCACAGGCCGCGTTTGCTGCGTCTTCGGCGCTTCCTTGGCCTGCTTCATGCGATCGCGGCCATTTTCAAGCTGCTGAATCTGGATGCGCCGCTCGGTGATTCCGTCTTGGATTTCTGCGGCACCAGCGTGGTCACCGACCCGCAAAGCCTCCGCCATTTGAGCCTTCAGGTCGAACATGTCGCGGTTGACCGTGTCCAGCGCGCTCTCGACCAGTTGCAGGTTGGTGTCGTCCACCTCAACCTCAGCAACAGAAGCGCGCTTCTCTGCAGCAATACGCGCCTTCTGATCTTCAAGGCGAGCCGCGCGCTCAGAGGCGATCTGCTTTCGAAGGTCTTCGATCGTCTCGTCAACAGACGGTGCGTCTGGCTCATCAGGCTCCGGCTCCTCGGTGACGTCATCGTCGATCAGATCATCGTCGTCATCAGCCATCGGGGTCTCCTCAGTAGATTAGGTCGGGATGTGACACCCGACCTTTGATGTTGGTGTCGATCAGGAGTCGGCAAGGCTCCTTGCTAACGGTGACGTTGTAGCCGTCGGACGGGCGGAACAGGAGCCAGTCTCCGACCTTGAACTCCAGACCTTGAAACCACACTCCATCCGGGTCCTTGAACGCCATCGGCCCAGCAGCGAGAAGCAGGCCGATCTTGGACTGGTATCGGTCCTCGTCGACGTGAGCCTTGGTAAGGTACAGGCCCGACGCTGTCTTCTCGGGGCGCATGTAGATCGCCAGAAGGACCTGATTGTGGAATACCTCGATCCCACCGACGTCGATCTTGTTCATCAGGAGCTTGGCTGGGTCTTCTTCGTGGGCCATATTCATTTGCGGCATAGCGCGGCTACCTCGTTTTGTCGACGATGTCTGCGGCTTTCTCCATCATGCCAAATATGTCATTCAGCGCACGGATTTCACCTACCGATTCACGGTAGCCCTCTATGTTGTGGATTGCAATCCCCAACGTCATATTGGTGGTCAGTTCTTCAATCCGAGCTTTGACGAGCTTCTCAAGTTCTGCAGCGAAAAGATTGCCGCTCACAATAACCGTCATTCTCTTCTCCTGAGTAAAGCAGGCCCGAGCCGGGAAAGGGGCGGCGCGGGCCTAACGTCGATCAGCCACGATAAGGGGGGGGTATCAGGCCTTACCGCCGCATTCCTTGATCTTCTCCAGACGCCCCTTGCCGCCACCAGCGCCGAACTCCATGTGGACCTTGCCACCGTTTTTGCGGGCCATCATCGGCGGAGCGCCGGGCGGAGGCATCATGCCGGGATGCGGAGGAGGCATGCCGACGCCACCAAGGCCGGTCGGCGGCATCATGGCAGGAGCGGGGCCACCAATGGGCGGCATCGGCATCGGAGGCTTCGGAGGCATCGGGGGAGGCATCGGGGGAGGCATCGCACCACCTGCCTCGGCACCGGGACGCGCGGGCGGCGCAATCACGATGTTGATGTTGGTGCTGCCCTTCTTGACAGCCCCACCGTCTTTCTTCGCCGTACGACCTCCGGCCTTGCGGCGCGTCATGTCCCCGGCCTCACGCATCTTCTCATTGTACCCCTCGGCAGCGTTGCTTGCGCGCTGCGCCATCGCAGCGTCGGTCACCTGATCCTGCAGGGGTTTGGCGCGGTCCATCGGCGCATCGGTTGAAATCGGAGTGTCGGTCCCCATAGTGCCTTGGGTCTTCAGCGTGCCAGACATCTTCAGCGGTGCATCCATGGTCAGGGTGCCACCGCCGGCCTTGGCTGCGCGTCCGCCGGATTTCTTCAGAAGCGTGACATCGTCACTATCCGGCTCGTTCGACTTCTGGCGGCCCTTCAGCAGGGCGTTGATCGCGGCGGCCTCGCGCGGCTTGATCCGCTTGTCCTTGCCGATCTCCTTGTCGACCGCCGTCTTGCTGTAGGAGGGGGCGCCGCCGGTAGCGTAGCCCTTCTTCATCGCACGCAGAACGCCGACTTCGTTCGTATCCTTGATCTTCTTCACGGAGTCAGAAGAGATGTCGTGGTCGATCGACATCTTGGTGTTCCGCTTCTCGTGGCCCTTGATCTCGGTCGGTCCACCCTTGGAGTAGCCTCCGACCTGCGTCTTGCCCGGGCGCGCATCATTCGCGGCCTTCTGGTCGGTGTTGGCCAAACCAATATTGCCGCCCATTGCCCGCGCCCGGCGGCCAGCGTGACATGCCTTCTGGTCCATACCCTCGACCTTGCCGCCCTCCTTGAAGGCACGCCGAGAGATCGGCTTCATGCCGACCTGCGCGCTGCCATCCGGGTTGCCTTTCGGCGGGGTGTAGCTCGACGAGTCCACGTTTTGCGCATCACCGCCACCAGCGAGGCGGCGGGCCTTTTCCTTCATCTTCTCGCGGAGGGCTTTGGCGTCCATCACTGGCTCCATTCAGGGGGTTGACTTTATGGCATCATACTTCGAAGCGACTTGCAATGCACGATCAATGTGTGCCGGGCGTTTCTGGGGTCGGTTCTTCAGCCACCACTTGAACCTGTCGATCGACATTTCTGTTACAGGCCCCAGTCGAAGATGCCCCTTGCCGTCCGAAAATCCAGCCCGGTAGGCCCTCTCGGCTGATCCACGGTCGTGGTATCCGAGCATGCATTTGTGCTCGTCGAACTTCTTCGTGCGGTGGTCTTGTTGGTCGATGACGTAGACCCGATCAGAGTTCCGGTCAGAGCCAATGCAAAC